CCTACTAGTAGCCAACCGCTACCTGTGTACAAATACAGTTGACTTGTGCTGGTGTTTACCCATAGATCGCCAGCAACACTATTTGATATATCAGGTTCAAATGGTCCTTTTTTTAGGCCGCCTGCTGCAACCCAATTGGTACCATCGTAGATTTTAAGTTGATCAACATCTTGTGTTGTATCATACCATAATTGTCCTTCAACCGGATTAACAGGAGGACTAGCATTTGCAAAATTTTCTAGTAAATGTAAAAAGTTTTCATTAACACTTTGACCGTAGTCTGTTGTTAATCTTCCTGGTAATTTCATACTTGTTTCAGTGTTGATACTGTTATCTTCTACCGTGACATTACCTTTGTTTGCTTCATCTGTAAACGGAATATTATATGGCATTAAGTGTTACCTCCACTTAAACTTTGTACTCTTACAGTGTAGTCAATTTGAATCAATCTGTTTAGTGATTTTTGTACAGGATGGAATATAACGTGTGTTAATAATCTACCGGTTCCGCTTGGCGAATAACCAATTAATCCTAGTTCATCAAATACAAATTGTTGTTCTGTATCTGTTGCAGTATCAAATGCATCTTGTCCATCTGGTTCACCATAATCTAGTAATGCACTAACAACAATATCGGTATAATTTGTACCAGTAACGTGACGTGTTTCTATTTTGTTACGTTGCGGATCTACGTTGTTAACTGAACGGTCGTCAACAACTTTACTATAGGTTTGGTTATACAAACTTGCATTTGTACCTGTGCTATTGGGTGTTAAGTATGTGATAATACCTGTAGGATCTACACTAGTTCCTCCATTACCAAACCCCATTTCATATATAAAGCCTTCGCCGGCATTACCTAAACTTTCGGCAAGACTAATACTCATGTTTTCATAATGAATAGCATTACGTTTGTTAATATACACATGTCCAGATTCAGGGTTGTATATTTTTATGTGTCCTTCAATGTGTACGCCACTTTGTTCATTAACCATATTTTTATTCCGTTCCTATATTGTATTTATCGGGGTAGCGATATTGTTTTGTCTGTTATAAATTTGCAGATTTCATTTTCACTATCTGCAATTGATTTGCCTAATTCGTTCCAAATTCTACCTGTTTTTCTTACAATTTCAATAATTGTTCCATCTGCAGGAGGATCGATGTAATCTGCAAGATAAATTGCAACTCTTGTACTATCTCCCCAAACAATTGTTTCCATAGTGTATTCTGGAGCTATTGTAATGTCAGCTTCTGGAGAATCTTGATCTATAGTTGGATCAAAAGTTACAATATTATCTTTACGTAGTTTTATACCACCTAAATAAACATCAAATTCATTAATACTTGTGGGTGTCCAATCTAACAAGAATTGTTTTGTACTACTATCACCGATAAACTTAGTTCTATATACTGCATCTTTGTAAGGAATATTTTCTTCAATACCTTGTCCTACAACTTTTGTATTTGCAGCATATTGTTCTTTTATACCTGTACCTAATGTTCCTCTGCGTAATTGTCTTAGAACATTTCCGTCAAGTGAGAAATATTCAATACGCTCTTTGTCAATCCAAATTACTCCCGGTAATCCTAATGCTCTGTTTGGAGATTCAAGATTTGTAGCGTCTACAAGTTGAATACTTTGATCATAATAATTTAAAGGCTGTTGTAATTCATATTCGTTCAAATTATTCAAACGTTTGTAATGGAATCGATTTAAAATATCTTTAAATATTCTAAATCCAAATTTTGGCTTACTTACTGGTGCTGCAAATTGAAGCACATCTATTGTATCATTAGGATCAACCTTTTCATACATTTGAACTCCATCTTTACGTTCAGTAATTTTATAATCTTTTTGTGGTACTTGTATAATACCATTTTTAAAGACCCAAACATAATTTGCACTAAGAGCAGGTTTTTGTAATTTTACATACCCTGTACTCAACAAGTTTTTATCAATATATTCTTGTGAGCCTGCTGGTGCTTGACTTGTGTTCCAAACAACATCGTAACTGTTTCTTTCAAACTGGTTAATATCGTGATTACTAAATGTATAGATGTTTACTTCTTCCCATTCTTCTGGTGCTTCTAATAACACAAGATTATCAGTTTCTTGTAATTTTACATCTAATATTTTTAATCCTGGAGTACTATCATCATTTGCAATTATTGCTGGAGTATCGTCTGTACTCTTTAGATCAAACAAGTCTCTAACATAACCTTGTAATTCTAAAATTGCGTTATTGCCATCATAAGTAAAACTTTCTACCCTTGCATTAACAACTGTGCTATCATCTGATAGAGCAAATGCTACATCTGTGCCTTGTGGAATTGGAGCAAGTTTATTTGCATTATCGCCTTCAATAGTAGCTATTGTATTAAAGAAGAAATATTCAGCATCTCTAATAATAAAGATTTCGAGTTTATCGCCAATTAAACCTATGTTATTTGACAATATTTCAACTCTACCATTTAAAGGATCGTAGTTCCATAATGTTTCATCTAATATTTCATTGTTGATATAAACTCTAACATCACTACTGTTAACTTGAGTTGTATCCTCAAATTGCCACGCATCAATGTCGTAATCTCTTTGCAATGTCATTGTGTAAGATTTTCTATAACCAGGATTTAGGAATTTTGAACCTTTGCTGCGTTGCACTAGTATATTATGCGAATATGGTTTCTTAATAAACGGAACAACAACTTCGTTGTTAAATCTATGTACTCTGTTGTCTCCATCAACTAACATTGTTTTATCAACAACCATTTCACTGAATTGATTAACGTTATCACTATAAACAGTGTATTGAATTATTGATCCTGCATCGATTACAGTAGGGAATTCTAAAACTCCAAAACCTGCTGCGTTAGTATCGTAACCATATTCAGTAGTACGTTCTTTCTTGACACCATTTATTGTTACAAATATACTTTGATCAGTTGTGAATTTAAATGGTAATTCGTACAGTGTGCTTGTACCATCTGCAACAATAATATCACTATCTACAATATCAACACCATTAGTACCAATACACAAAATACTTAGATTCTTATTTGCTTCAATAACTGTGCTGTCAGCTAAACTAATAACTTTGCGTTCAAAATCAATAACAAGATCATCGTGTCCGATTACTTCTCCGTTTACTGTTACAATTACTGTGTTTTCTGTTTGTGGTAGTAAATCAAAGTCCCATTCTAATGTGTTGCCATCTGTAATATAATTACGAACTGCAATTAAGCCTTGTCCTTGAGACACCCTGTTATAAACTGTTATGTCCATAGTATCTAATACTTGCCCTGGAACTTGTTCTTCAGGACCTTTTGATGTAGTTTCTGTAACAAATCCGTCACCATCTACAACGATTTCACCTGGATCTATGCCTGTAGCAGTTGTTGTTTCAAAAGTGCCGCCGCCTAGACTAACATCAAAGGCTACGCTTTCAGGTGTAAAGCTACCATCACTAGTAGACTTACGTACAACTACTACATCGTCCATTTGAGTGCTAATTACATCACTGTCTAGGAAAACTGTTTTAGTAATTCCGTCACCTGTAATAGTAACCATTTTTGCATTAGGGTTAATAGTGCCAGGCCCTGGATATTCAGGATCGTCAATACGCACATTGTTTAGATATACGTTGTACTCAACACCTGCTTCTAATTCTTTAGACAAATTAACAATTTGTGTACTTCCATCTAATACAATAACTTCATCTTCATTGTTTGTATCAAATGTATCAAAATCAATACCGAAGCCTTGTAGATCCCAGCCTAAACTTTCGCCAAAGCCAATACTGTCCATTTGAACACCACCGTAATCAATTCCGTCCATCAATTGTGCTAAGTCTTTGCCTGGCATACCTGTTGTAGGATTATAGAAGAAATTGATTCTATCAGCTGCTGTCAACAAATCAGTAGACTTTTTGTAATTTATAATTACTTCTGCGTTATTTGCTGGTGCATTTGTAAATGTGATGCGACCTTTGTATCTTTCAAAGTTTTTATTTTTATCAAGTTCATTGCTAATAGTAAAATCACTAATAAGTTGATCAACTCCTCCTACAGTAATACTAATATCAGCACTACGTGTGCTCACCGGCCATTTTAAGTTAAATTCTGTTAATCCGCCATTGCCAATAAATGTTTCAGTTTCATCTAGCGTAGTAAACAAATAATTTCCTGTAACACGATCAAAACGCATCAACATATGTGTGTTTCTAACTAGGTTATTACCTATGATAGCATAAACGATAGCTTCTTCGCCGTCCTCAGTTAAACTACCGTTAATTGTTACAGTTGGAGTGTTGAAGTATTTTGCACCACTGGTATTAACATCAATATAACTGATACTGCTACCGCCTAAATATGCAAATCCTTCTAGTGTAGGACCACCTCCTCCACTTACAGTTACATTAGCTGTATTAGTATAACCACTACCGCCATCAAAAATTACAAACTCTTTGATTTCAAAACCCACATTGTCTAGCCAGTTGCGTTTTGGATATGTCAATGCACTAGCACTAACGTTTGTTAATTCATTGTTTATAAATTTAATTGCTTCAGGAATCACTCGTCCTGTTTCTGCATCATATGCAGGTGGCAAATCAAAGTCGGTTGTTACAGTTTGTGTAGGTTCTACTTTTTCATATGCACTGATATATTCACGAACTTTAGTGCTAAATGGTTTTACTTCATTAATGTATTCTTGATAGTTTGGCAAATTATCATTTTGATATGTGATTTTTTGTTGCAACTCGCCAACATTGTGTTTTGCTGTAACAAAACTGGATTTGAATATCCAATCTACATCTATTTGCTCACTTATAGCATAACGAATACTGCTAAAGAATAACTTATTCCACTCAACTTCTAATTGATCAACAAATATATTTTCCTGTATTGTTTTTAAGATAATTCTTATTTCTTCACTAGGTTCTCTATCATAGAAACTAGTATCATAAATTTGTTTATCGTAACCTACACTGTCGCTTTGATATAACTGGCTACTAAATTGTATAGTGCCGTTTTGTCTACCAATTGATTTGTAGTTAACAGTATAATCTACATTTTGTTGGTTGTCAATCTTTTCTAACAACAACCAACCGCCGCTGCCAATAGTTTCAATTTTTACAACACTACCAATTTTGTCATCTAAACTTTCTAGTGCATAAGCGCCAGGAATAATAAAGTTGATTGCAGTTTCTGAATTGTATCCATCAGCATACCAGTCTGTGTAGTTCCAATACAAAGATACATCATAATCTTGTATTTGATTTCTAAACCATTCACCTGTACTGCTAATCCAGTTGTAAATTGCCCAGAACCCGCCAATGTCACTATCATTTTTAACAAGAACGCTAAACGGACGCACAATTAGTGTAGTATTATCTAAATAATTTTTACCGCCGTTTAAAACTTCTGCACTGATAATTTGGCCCAAGTTATTGATATAGGTTTTAATTTCGGCACCAGTACCTGTTCCTTCTATAGTTACTGTAGGACCGTGTCTTGTTGTTCCTTCAGTATAGTTACTGTCAATATAGCCTCTGCCTGGATTTGTAATTGTGACAGATTTAATTTTACCATCTTCAATTACTGGAGTTAAAACTGCTTGTGTAATTTTTGCTGTACCGATAAACCTAAGTAAACTTTCGCTTTCAATTTCGGTATCCCAAAGATTACTAAATTTACTTGGCGTTGGATCAATTTGCATCAACGGTGAAATATCAAATTCGTCTACTACAACATATTCAGTAAGTATTCCATTTACTCTCTCAATAATTTGTTTTAGAGCTTCTTTTCGGTTTACAAACATACTTTGATTTGGTTCGTTTAGTATACCAAAGCGTCTAGCAATACTTACTCTTGTATCTGGTAATTGAATATTCTGCTCGTTGTAACCTACCAAGCTGTCTACCCATTTGTCCACAATATCTGCATTTGGTTTGCTGCTTGCAAGACCTTCAGTTAACAATTGATATTCACTGTGGATATTATTTTCTTCGTTGTCTGTTGTGTAATAATCAATATGTAGAACAGTATCTTTATCTTTTATTAAATTTCTAACATTGTGTAAAGCATAATTCTTACTATCAAATAAATTGATATATCTATAGCCTTGTGCTGCTGGATCTTTAATTAAATTTTCAACATCTAATGCAGAAATTTTTCTGCCATAGGTATTAGGTAATGTTGTTTTAGATTTTACCCAGAAATAATATTTAGGTATTGTAACACCTGTTATAGAATCGTAACTGTTTGCCACAGTATAGGTCTCGTCGCCATATAAACTTGTACCGCTTACACCTTCTGCTAAACCTTCAGTTGTATCTGCTAAACTATCCCATTCACTAGGAATGTAATCGCTTTCAACCCACTCATAAATGTCAACATCGAAACCTGGAATAATTTGATTCCAAGTATTTGTTTTAAATTGAAGGTCACCTTGATATGGATTATACCACTTTATTGTGTCTAAATTCCACCATAGTTTTCCTACATATTGTGTTGACCAAAGATCTTTAGTTCCTGTGTCAGTCGAGCCTACATTATATACAGCAGGATCATAGTACAACTTGTATGAAAGTTCTTGTTCAGCTGGTCCAGCAATACGTCCTTGTATCGGATCAATAAAATCTAAATATGTAATTAAATCTTTTGTGGTATTGTCGTACAACCAAACACCTTTGATTTTGCTTAAATTTACGAAAGGTTGAATTTGAGAATTTACTGTCCATGCAGTTGCATTTAAGTCATTTCTAAAATCTTGAATAACTCCGTTATTGTTAGAAGAATCACCAAGTATGTTTTCAATTGGTTGTGATGGTGCTACCATGTACAAATGGTTTCTATTTAAATATCCATAATTCATATCAGAATCACTAATGTCGGTACTTGACATTAATTTTTCAGAGTAAATTAATTTGTTATTAATAGTTTCATATAGATATACACGGCTGTTATCAGCAACTTTATCAACAATATTTGTTGCTCCGTTGTCAAAAATAGTTTCTCCACCATCTAACGTAATTTCATATTCGGTGTCACCTCGTTGACTTGTAACAGCTAATTTATCGCCATCTAAATCTACATGCACACCAAATCTATTGTTCTTTTCTCCGTCTGGTGAAAATAATTTTTGATCTAAAACAAATTGTTGATTTTCTAATTTATAGACGTATACTTGTCCATTTTTAATTCCAGCTTCATCTGAGTCGGGCGCTCCAATAGCAAGTTTATCACCTAATGTGTTCAAAGACACACTGTGTCCAAAAAATTCTCCGTCTGTTGGTGAATCTATATTTTGATCAAATACATATCTGTTGTTTTGCTTTCTATAAATTGCTACTCTAAATTCGGCACCACTTAATACACCACTGAGTGCTATTACTTCAGCATTATCACTTATATCAAATGTAGTACCTACATCTGTTGCTAAACCAAAACCACTGCTGTCCTCGTTATATAAATCTGTGTGATCAGATAAATCTGCTGTTAAATATCCTGTGTAGTCCACAAATGTGTCTAGCTGATTCCAATGTGCAACATCAAAGGGATTACCTGGGAACACTGTTTGGTTAGCTTGATATAGATTACCTTCATAATAAACAACTTCGTTTTCTATATACTTTGCAACAGTTTGCCACTCTCCTCTATAATTTTCATCAATATTATAGGCATATGATTCTACATCATTTACACCTTTGTTATTGATGATGTACAATCTACCATTGTCAGCAAGACTGCGTACATACAAACTATGATCATAATCACCAGGTGATACAACTTTAAGTCCTATACCAAATTTTTCATTTGTTCCAGGCGCACTACTACAAATTACGTCTATTAGATCAAAAGTATTATCAATCAGTTTTTTGTAAATGTATACAACACCTTGTTGAGTATATGACAGAGCAGGTGCGTTTGGATCGGCAGGTATAATTGTTACACGTTGCCAATCTTGGCTTTCTAAATTAATAGTGCTACTTTCAACTGTAACTGTTCTTTGTGCTTCCCATAATACGCCCTTGCTACTAACAATATCGCCTTGCTCATATTCTTGTAGTGGGTCTAATATACCTTTATATCTACTATGCACATTTGACGCAAGTGGAGCACCTACATATAGATATAACCCATTGCTAGACATTGCAACACTATCACCAAATTGACTATTGTTGTCGTGATACAACGTGCTTGGTTCTAGTATTTGATTTAATTTTAATTGTAATGCATCACTCCCACGTGTATACACATATACTTTACCGTCATTGATATCAGGTACGCCTACTGCTAAAACAGTATTATTATAACTTGCTGCAATACTTTGTCCAAATAATGTACTGTCTTCTTCAGTTGCTAATATATTTTGAACTTTTTCTAAGATAGGTTTGTTATCATATACACCAGAGATACTATCGCCTATATCGTCAATCCAAAATCTATCATTATTTAAATCATAGGTTTGTAGCGCAATGTTTACATCAGTAACTTGAGTAACTCTACGGATGCAGAATTCACTTACAATACCTAGTGTACTGTCTGCTAAATCAATGAATTCATCACTGATAGGATTATCAGTTTCGATTTCTATATTTGGATTAGTTATAGTGCTATCATTGTTGTTAACTATATTTCTTTGAATATTTGTTGCCAGCCAAAATCCGTTTACTTCATCATTGATATTGTTAACACCTATAATAGCATCTTCTTCTAATTCAATATTTCTATCAAAATACATTTTAAAACCTAAATCGGTTTTTTCAATGTGTGTAATTTTGTATGGAGCAATTACATGACGATAAACCATCCAACTTGTTCCATCTTTTGGTGTCCAAATATATGAACCAATATCTACAGTATCAATATCAACTGTTAAAATATCTTCTAATACTTTTGCCAAAAAGTCAACCTGATCTAATTTAACATACCCGCCAGTTTTTGTGTATTCATTTACAGTGTTATTAACAGGTAAAAATCCTGCATCATAATCAGCAGGTTTGACTAGCACATCAGAACTAGGATATTGATAAACTAGATCTGTTCTATTATTATCTACTTGATTTACCAACTCCATAGTTTGAGGTTCAATTCTAAATTGTTTTTCGTCTAACTTAAATTCTACTTCATCAAAACTTGTTACAGCACCGTATTGTCCAACACGTATCGCCCATTCTTCATACAATTCAATGCTATCACGATTTGCACTTCCTAGTTTGTCAAACAATTTTGTTATACTATTTGACGTACCTTTGTCTTGAATAAATCCTTGGTAGAATTTATACTGACTAACATCATCCTGAATAATGTTTGACAAATAATTGCGTTTTTGATAACCGATCAAGTGTTGTGCTAAACGTTGTTGTTCTGCATCAAAATTGTCAGTGTCTAAATCGTAAAAATCTGCAAACTGATTTGCTCTATAATCCCAGTTAGGCTGAAGTTTATTTTCTGGCTTTTCTGGTAATCTTGACCATAATCCAAAATCAAAAGTTTGTGTTCCACTGTGAGACACTGTTGCTGCATAATAAAATTCTTTGAACTTTACTAATTCACCAACAGTATAGTCTTTATATGATTCCCATTCTGTAACACGAGCATCGTCATATATAAATCCTGGAATATTTAAACTGCCGTTCCATTCGTCTGTACGGTATCCTACAACCTTGATTCTTTGCTGTCGATACCCTGTATTTTTACTAAAGATAACGTCATTAAACACAGTCGTATTATCTATAAAAACCACATGTTCTTTTTGTACCAAAGGCAATTTTATTAAGAAAATACCATCTTCTTGAGATGTCAATTGGAAGTTGTTAATATTATCTCTATAAACATTCAAGAATTTAAAATTTAATTTTTGATTATTTTGATTGACAATAGGATAATTGTAAAAACTATTAAATAAATCATCAACTACATAAAACTCTCTTGAGAATACCAAATTATTAGCTGCAGGACTAAGTGTAATAATACTAGACGCAGCCCAGTTTTGGCTTGTCCAGAACATAAATTCTTTTGCTGCTAAATTCCAATTTTCAATTGCCTCTGTTTGTTTGTTAAAATAATCAAATACAAATCCTTGACTTTTCAAATACTTTTGATAACCTAATAAAAAGTCTACAACTTCTTGTAAATTAGCAAATACTGTGCCATAATCTACTCTTGAAATACTGCTATCATAGCGTTTTCTAAAATAGGCATTAACTCCGCCAACTTGAGGTAAAGTTTTTAATAGAGTAAATTTTGTGTCGTCAAAATTTTCTTCAGATGTATGTGTAACATTAACTCTATAATATCTATCACCAAATTCTACAATTTTACCAGCAATATATGTTTTGTTTTCACTCCATGTTGAAAAACTTTCACTGATACCACCAACGTTTACAACAGGATCGTTAGCACTTTCTATGGCAGCGTTATAGTAAAAATACGGCTCTTCCTGATCATAGCCGCTGATTTTAAATCCTCTAGAAACTTTTTCAATAATAACACCACTATAAGTCACAACTTTTTGCGGAGCACTGGTTCTAAATGTTAAATTATAGTTTTCAAAAGGTACAAACACATTGCCTTGATTGAGTGGAGTTTTACTATCTAAAACCAATTTCAATTTGTCTTTATTAGCAAAACCTGCAACTTTAAATCCTATTTTATTATCTATATTTTTATAATTGTCAATCATTGTAGAATAAGAAAAATTATTATTTAAATTTAAATATGCTGCGAGATAATTTAACAATCCTCCTGTTATATTTCCGTTAACTGAAGGAAATATAATTTCTTTTGTGTTAATTCTTTTGTTTGTTGCACTGTAAACTAAATTACCTGCTTTGTCTTTTTCTATTCTAGATCTATCTAGCCCAATACCAATAGTATGAGCAGGACGTAGCAATATCATTGCTACTAAAAGAGAAAACGGATATCCGCTGCTTTGTCTCCACGCTGTTTCAACAGGTGCCTGATCTCCAAATTTATATTCAGTATTTTGTTGTAGTGTAAAACTGAAATTTTGCGCATATCCACTTTCTAAAGGCGATAATAGTTGACCATTTTCATTAACAGGAATATGTTCTAATAAATTAGTTCTAATATATTTAGAACGCACTACAACAGGTTGTCCTGGTTGACGCACAATACCTTTTTGTAAATCTGACCATAAAATTAAGTTGTTACTGGTATAAGGTGCAGGTCCATAAACTTCTTCCCACCAGTTGGGTTTGCTACTAAAACCCAACATTTCCCAAGGATGTGTGTGCGGACGATCTGTATCAAATGCTTGAATATATACACCTCTCCAAAACCCTGGTAATTTTTGATTTTTAAGATTTACACTTTTGCTGTAGTTGTAAGTAAAAGAATCTCCTTGAACTAAAAAGTCATTGTTTGTATAATCATTAATTTTAGCAACATCAAGCCATTTTACAAAATCAGTAATAATAATATCATCTATATTTTGTTTAGACACACCGGTATCTCTACTAAATCCGCCAATGACATCGTGAATATCAAATATGCTTGTATCATATTCAATCTTAATATTATTATAGATTCTTTTTTCTAATTCTAAAATTAAATCATCTCGATAATCGTCATATGCCAACATTATACTTCCATCGTGGCCTTTTATCACATTTGTATTATCATTATAAGATGTATCAAAAAACTTTTCAGGCACAAAAGCAGGATATAGTCCTAGTTTTGTTGGCGTTGGAGGAATAAAACTACCTTCTGTGTTGGCATATTCATAAATTTTAATTATATCGCCGTTGTTAAATTCTTTTGATATATTAACAAAACCTGTATCAGTAAATGTATAATCGTTACCGTGTACAAGTTGTTCATCATTAATGTAAACGTAAACAGCTACATTACTGATTTGACTTTTATCAAAAACTTTACTTAGAGCATAGGTTTTTAATCTATTATCTAAAACTTCATATTCTATTTTAGCACTACCGCCCGTGCCTGCCATGTCTGTACTGTAAAAGTTTGTTTTTTCTGTTTTGTCTTCATTTAACAAATTAAAAATAAAATCCACATGTTCTTTTACAGTGCCTGTAAAAGAATTATCAGTAGCTATTTGTATAAATTGTCTTTTGAATTTTTGATATTCATTTGATGCATATCTAACAGATTTAACAATATTAGCATCCTTTGATACCAAGTTATACATAGGCAAATTTAGAGGACCACTATGCTGAACAAACTTTCTACCATAAGCAGAAACATCACCCAAATCTCTAAGATTGCTTACACCTGGCTGTGCGCCTTGGAAATTATTGAGCTCAGAAATTAATCCTTCGACATGATCGTTTACTTCGCCTAAAGTAAATTCTGTAATATTTTCGTTTAATGGATTTCTTTCTAGGTTGTCTGGTATCTCGTAATAACCATTGGAATTTTTATCTGCTTTACTATGTGTTTTAATAACTATAATGTCAGTAAATTCTAAATCACTGTCAAATACTACTGTTTTTGTTTTACCGTTATTAACAAGTGTATAATCAGAATCTTGTGTTTTATAAGCACTGTTAACGTATACTTGTACTTTTATATCTGATAAATCAGCACTGTTATTATAAACATCAATAGGAAAATTATTTACATATTCTTCACCAGTATATTTTCTAACAACGTACTGTTGAGATTTTGTTGTTGCTTTTTTCCATGCATTTACATATGTGTCAGTTTCATTAACATATTTTTTTAGAAACAGTTTATCACTTTGTAACACAACAAAGTCGTTATCAACTTTATAATTATAAGATTTACTTAAAAGAGGAAAGTCAAAAACAATATCGCCGATATTCACAAAGTTTTGATATGTCAAAGGAAATCCTAGTTCGGTATCGTTTGTGCCTTCTCCTACACGATAATTAAAAATTCTATTTCCGACAAATTCTGTACTGTCATAAATTTCATTATCGCCTATACTATTGCCATCCTTGTCAAATAAATCAAACAGTGGTGACTGGTTTATACCCGACTTGTCTTGTGCTTTGTTCCACTGATTACCATCATACCAATACATACAGCCAGCATTAACATCGCCATCTAAAATAAGAATTGTTTCGTTTTCAACAGGTAATGTATCATCAGTTTCTACTAAACTAATTTGTGAGTTATTTTTGTGTATAATAAAGTTTACTTCATAAATTTTACCATTTACAAGTAGATCTGGATCTCCTGTGAATAGCACACGCATACCGTCTGCTAAATCTACACCGTCAACGTTATAACCCGAACTACCTTCAATTGTGCTGAACACATCTTGAGTAAATGTATCTACTAGATCTACTGCTGCTTTTGCTTTGTTACCATGATTAAACAATCTTAGGTTTGGTTCAAATTCAATAATCGGTCTAAGAGCTCTAAGGTCTTCAAAAATTTCAATAGGTGTGTTGTTTATTTCTGCACTTTTTTCTATAACACTTTTATGTGTCCAACGATTGTATCTACTCCAAGGGTTTTTACTTTTATCTCTACGATTGATACAAACATAATCTTTTGTACCAGCAAAACTTTTTGCATCGCCAAACGGCACTCTGTCAAAAGGATTAATATCAAATGGTACTTGTGTATCTTGTGTAAAGATTGCAGGTACTTGTAAATCTTTTACAGCAACTAATTCAATGCTTTCACCAACGCCTTCTACATAATATAATCCTTGCTCGTAAGACTCAGGATATACTGTGCCTGTAAAGTAAACTTTCATGCCATTTGAAAAGTCCCACCCGTCTACTGTTTTATAAGATTTCTTTCCTAAGATTTCTTCTTCAACATTTAATACTGTTGATTCTTCAATGTCAAATAAATTTAAATTACCACTAACGTTGATATCATTTTGACTGATGTAATACAAGTTGTCAGGTGCATTCATTGGCACTGTAAATTCTAACACGCCTTTTTCTAAAAATCCATCACCTACTAGATCTTCTCTAAACACAACAGTATCGTCATATTCTTCTGTGATAGATACACCTTCTAAATATAAATTTTCTACATACTCTGTGCTGTCAGCATAAGGAACATTTTTTAATCTGCTTAGTGCAATACCAAAAGGATGACCTGGAGTATCTACTTCAAATCTATAGGTTTGACCTCTGTACAATGTAAGTATTTTGTTGCGTGTTACACCATCGGGTGTGAATACAAATGCAGGATCGCCGTCATCATATTCAAGTCTAACTTGTAGTGTGCTTACAACGTTGATTCCTGTACCCCTTACAGGAACTTCTTGCGGGCCATTTGGCAACCAATAATATTCACGGAAGTTTGTAAACTTGTCAAAATTGATATGTGGATTCCATGCATAGAACTCTTGTGCAAACAACTTGTCATGATTTGTAATATCACCGCCAAAACCGCTAATTTGTCCTAATAGGTCCAAATAATCAGCGTTAAAATCCACATTTCCTAAATTGTCTTCAATAACTGTATAAGGCTCAAGTTGATAATTCTCACGTTCACTGCTTACATCAGCGATATAATTGTCTGTGATTACAGCAGCTTTGGCTTCTCTACTACCAACAAATCCATTTAATTTTTCAACTACACCAGGAGATGTAAGTTGATCTAATGTACTACCTATGAATTTTTTATTAGCATCAGTACGAAAATATCGTGGTAGTAAAGATGAATTTGTTCTTTTACTATCATTGCGACCTGGAATAGGATATTCGTTTTGGTTATCTTCGTATGCCATTAGTAATCATTTCCTTCGGTAATAATATTGGTATTTGTCACGCTACTTTGGATTCCTGTATTTAAAACATCGTCACTGGTTACAACTGTACCTGTGGCTTTTAATCTTGCTGCTGTAATACTATCAATAATTTCAACATCAGTTACGTTTGCAGAATTTACAAATATTTCATCATTTTCACAAACTATTTCATACAAGCTACCAAAAACTTGTGTTTCACTTTTTGGTACAAGTACGATACTAGCAACATCAGGAGCAACTTGCTTCATAACATATGCAGCTAATTCACTAAAATAAAATGTTTCACCAAAATCCCAATTTTCAAGTGCAAAATATTCATTAATGCTGTCAATAACTCTTGACTTGACTTCGTTATCGTTTACAACTCTTGCTGTATTTTTAACAATTTTAATTGTTGCTTGCAAATCTTCATCTGCTAGACTACCAAATAACGGTTTGTATTTTACTGGATGATAAATCAATTCATCACTGATGCTTTTAATTTTTTTGATATCTTGTCCATAACTAAGATATAATGCATCACTGCTAGGAGGCAAAGGTTTATTGATAATATCGCCTTTTAAGAACTTTCTAAATTCTGTATCATATGTTTTTTCTAAAAGATACAAATCAATTATATTACTACTGCTTGGATCAATTCTACGGTTTTCTGCTGCGGCATGTCTGTAATTAAATCTTAATTTGTCTCTACCTTTGTAGGCACGCCAATTAATATCTAGTTCTAAACCTGTCATATTAGCGTTTATTCTTTTGAACACATCTTTACTGCTAATGTAAAAAACTGGATTATTAGTATATGCACTTAGTGATCCTGCTGCTCCTTCAGTTGCAATCACAATAATATTGTTTTCTTCGGCATCTGCATATTCATAAGTTTCTACATCATTTTTTAAAACTTTTTTAGCAAAAACATATTTTGTATCTGGCAAATAATCTGGTGCAACAATTTGCGTGAACAAATCAGGATCGTCTATTACTCCATCTGCATCGGTATCAACAAATCCTACTTCTAATTTTTTACTATCAATATAGCCTGCATCACCTCTGTATGCACTGATAACTTGCCATTTCCAATCCTGTGTAAAGTTAGTCAAACTGTCTGGCAAATTATTGTTACTCAAAACATCAATTGTGTCAGTTACAATTCTTCCAGTTTTACTGTCATAAATTCTATCATTTCCATCAAAGTAAAAACGTATTTGTTCATCGCTTTCAAAAACATAACGCAAACCTCTATGAGTTACTGTGTAAGTTTCTCCGTTGGTTTCGAATAAAAATATCCAACTGCTATCTTGGTTAGTACCTGTAGCATCTCCTGTACGGCCTTGGCTAAATTCATTAACTGTGTCAAGGTTAAGATTAGTAATTACTTTCCAATCCGTAGTTTCTTGATCATATCTTAAACCAAATGTTTTGTATGAAAATATTTGGTCAACCATTTGTGATAGCGTATCTTCTACAATTGTTAAATTTAATACAGGTATAATCTCACTTAATATAGATCCACTTGGTACATTATCATTTAAAACAATTGGTCCAAGTGTGCTGTCTATATCTTGTACTGTGCCATTTTCAAATACACTTATAACTTTTGTCCAAATATATGTTTTATCTCCAAGTGTGTTTGGAGTACCACTTACTAGGTTATTTTTCTTATCAAAGTATTGTCCTGCAGGTGCAGTAAATTTAATTAAACTATTAGGTGCAACAAAACGCATAACACTTGCTGTAAAACTACTCACTGCAATTGCAATATCAAATTGATCTTGGAATACACCAGAACTTTGATTTGTATCATTAGTAGTTGGATTCCATGTGAAGTTTAAATCTTCGACACTGGTATTTCTGTCAAAGTATTTGTAATAGAAATTTTTGGTTTGAGTGTGTTTAATAATTTCAATAACTTGGTTATTGATAACACTTTCAATATCAGTTCTAGTTGTAAAATCAAAGCTGAACTTTTTTGCTAAATCTTCTGTAAAAATACTACCATCATCGCCAAACATCAAAGTGTTACTGTACTTGCCAGTTGCATCACGTAAATCATAATATCTACTAATGCCACTGCTGGTTCTGTTTACACT